GAAAAGCAACGGATTACATGCTGCAAAAATACGGTAATCGATGGATGGGCTATCGTAAATCAAGCAGTCAAAATCTTGATTGGCCTCGCAGTTATGTGCCGATGAATGATCTTGTGGCACTGGAATACGTATCAGATACGATAGTTCCAAATGAAGTAAAGAACGCATGTGCTGCGCTGGCTTTCAGAGCGTTGACTGACAATCTGCTGGATGATGAAGAACAAACCGTTATCCGTGAAAAGGTCGACGTGATAGAAACTGAATACAGTCCACACAGTACCCAGCGCAAGAGCTACCCTGAAATTGATTTGATGTTGCGGAAATACTTGATTGCTGGTGATGGATTGCCGATGGTGAGGGTTGCTTAATGTCTTACACGCGCCTGATTAACTCGGTACACCAGACCATGATTAAAAAAGGTCAGGCTGTAACTATTACGCGCAGGGTTTCGGGTTCTTATGATCCAGCAACAGGCACAACGGCAGTTACAGAAACGACTCAGGCCGGTTATGGCGTTCCTGGCAGCTACAAGCAGAATGAAATTGATGGTGTGCTGGTGCAGAAGGGTGATGTAAAGCTATTGTTATCGACAAAGCAGAGTGACGGCACAGAGATAACAAAGCCTCAAGTTAATGATGAGGTGACATTATCAAGCCGGACATTCACGATTCAATCTGTCAGCGAAGTTTGGCCGGGTGGTGATGCAATACTTTATACGTGTCAATTAAGATGAGCTTTTCACTGGATATTACAAACTGGGTAAAAAAAGCCAAAGGTAACGCGGACAAGGTTGTCAAGAAGGTGGTTATTGATCTTGGCACAAGCATCATCATGAAAAATCCTGTGGGCAATCCTGATCTTTGGGCATCGCCAGCACCAGCCGGTTATGTTGGCGGAAGATCGCGCGCTAATTGGCAGTATGGAAATGGTGTTATGCCAAGCGGAACGATTGACGCAGAAGATCAGACAGGACAGAAAACGATTGCAGCATTAATTGGCAAAGTTTCATTGTCTGATGGAGCGTCTGTACACTGGATAGCGAATTCGTTGCCGTATATTGTGAGGCTGGAAAATGGCTGGTCTAAACAGGCTCCGGCAGGAATGGTCGGATTAACCGTAACAGAGTTTCAACAGATCGTAAAACGCGCAGCGAATGAGCGTACTTAAGATAAGACGGGCTTTGGAAAGTGGTTTAAACGCAATCACGCCAGCATTATCAACGGCTTGGCAGAATGATTCTTTTGTACCGGTAACCGGTACGCCGTGGCAACGTGTTGACATACTTTACACTGAACCGGATAACATTGAGTTTGGTAGCGTTTTCAGGCAAGACGGATTTATGCAAGTGTCGCTTTTTTATCCGCTGAAAGTTGGCACTGCGACGGCTGAGACAAGAGCGGAACTGATCAGGTCGACGTTTAAGCGCGGCAACACCTACTCAAACGGCGGCATAGACGTGATCATAAGCAATACGCCAGAAATAACGCAAGGTCGCCGAGATGATGACTGGTGGAATGTAAACGTAAGAATAAGATTTTTCGCACACATAACAGCATGAGCGAATCGACAAAAAAGCTTCACATGACTTTAATCAGGCTGGCTAAGGGCATGATTTCAGCATGGGAAAGCTGGGTAAAAGAACAGTAAGTTAATAAACGCGAGTACGCGACAGGCCGCACTTTGTAACGCTTGTCATTGCAACCTCGGAAACATTGAGGAGTATTGTAATGGCTATCGCTTCGGGTGTAGGTAAGCAGGTAATTTATAAAGTCCAATCGGCTCTAGGCACTAAAGCCACTGCGGGGTCGGCACAAATACTGCGCCGCGTAACTTCAAATCTTGAGCTGCGCAAAAACACTTTTCAATCCAACGAAATTCGGACTGATTATCAGATTTCAGATTTTCGCCACGGAACGAAGTACATCGAAGGCAACATTAGCGGTGAAATATCACCAGGAACATACAAGGATTTTTTTGCTGCTGCGTTGAGGCGTGATTTCGCAACAGTTTCGGCGATAGCCAGCTTATCAATCACCATTACAGGAACTTCAGCACCTTACACAGTGGCACGTGGTTCAGGATCATGGTTGACTGACGGAATAAAGGTTGGCGATGTAGTTAAGTTCACAGCAGGAACATTCAACGTAGCAAATACAGGCAAAAATCTGCTTGTTGCTAGTGTGTCTGCGAGCAATATCACAGTGTATCCGCTGAACAGTTCTTCTATGGTTGCAGAGGGGCCAATTGCATCTTCGACATTAACGATTGTCGGAAAAAAAACATATGTACCAACGACCAGCCATACAAACAAGTATTTCACTGTTGAGCATTGGTTCAGCGATATATCAGAGTCAGAGTCATTCGTAGACTGCAAAGTAAATACCGTTGCTGTTGCAATCACGCCTACCGGCATGGCCACAGTTGATTTCGGCTTTCTTGGTCGCAGTCAGGATTTAGCCGCATCACAGTATTTTTCCTCACCTACAGCGGCCACCACCACAGGCGTTACAGCAGGCGCAAACGGCCTGTTAATGGTCAGCGGCGCGACAGTTGGAAATGTAACCGGTATCAGCTTCGACATTAACGGAAATATGACGCGCGAGGATGTTATCGGCTCAACGTCAAGCCCGGACATATTCGCCGGAAGTGTTCTTGTATCCGGACAGCTAACCATTTTGTTTGAGGACGACACGTATTCACAAATGTTCGAAGACGAAACCGAAGCAAGTATTGCGGTTGCCTTGACTACCAGCAACGACGCGGCTGCTGACTTTGTTTCATTCGTTATGCCGCGCATCAAGGTCGGTGGCAACAGCAAAGATGATGGACAGAAAGGCATCGTCCAGACATTGCCATTTACCGCGCTGCTTGACGGCACTGGTGGTGCTGGTGCGGATACAGAGCAATCAACAATCGTTATCCAAGATTCACAAGCTTAATTAACCATAACTAAGACTCACAGGAAAAAATGACCAAGTCAAAAACTGTCTCTCTTGAAGATTTAAACCTTAGCAAACAGTGCGAAAACGCATTCGAATTTCAGTACATCGCGCCAGGCGGAGTAAAAAGCGGCATTTACATTTCAGTCATCGGATCAAATGCTGAAAAAGTGAGGCAGTACTCTATCTCAGAGGCAAACAGGGCTCGTAAAGAAGAGGCGCTGCGTAAAGAAGCCGAACAAAAAGGTAAGACATCCAATGAATTCAAGCCAATCGAGGAAGACATTGAATATTTCGTGCGTGATGCAGCTAATCGAATTGTCGCTTGGCGCGGAATTGATCAGGAATGCAATGCTGAAAATGCTGAATATCTTTGCCGCGTGAACTCTGAAATTCGCAGGCAGGTTGTTGAGGCGTCTAACGAACTTTCAAATTTTACACGGAGCAAGTAAATCAATTACTTGCATTCGCTAAAAATGAATTTGAGCTAGACAAGAGACAGAAAGACGGGCACACATTAAGGCAGCATCTTGAAGCGGCCTATAAATCAACCGGAAGAAAGCCTAAGCAGTTTGACTCAGTGGAGTTTCCTGAATTTGTAGGGCACTTGTGGGAATGGTTCGCAGAGTTACATAGCGGCAGGCAGTACACAAGCGAAGGATCAGCGCTGCCATTTAGTTTTGAGAGTATCAAGGCATGGGCTGAATTGATGCACACAAGTCCAACTGCTTATGAAATTCGGATTTTGAAGCAACTGGACAACATTTTTATAGCTACTAAATGACCGATATAGCCGAATTAGCACTACGAGTTGATGCGCTGGAGGTGAAAACCGCCAATGCCGAACTTGATCGCTTGTCCGGCACATCGAAGCGGGTAGATAGGGATGTTGCAGCATTCTCCGCCAATTCCAGCAGATCATTAGAGTTTGTTAAAACTGGCGTGGCCGCGCTTGTCGCCGGGTTCGCCGGGCTGTCTTTGAGCCGATCAATCAAAGAGTCTATCGAGCTAAACCAGCGTTATAAAGAGCTTGGCATCGCTATGGAAGTGGTTGGGCGCAATGTTGGCATACAAAGCCAGCAATTAAACGCAACCACAGCAGCACTCGAAAAGATGGGTATATCCATGATCGAGGCGCGGCAAACTGTCACACGGCTTGCTGCATCGCATATCGATTTGGCTAACG